AGCTTCTCTAGTTGTTGTCTCCAACTACCCAGTATGAGGCCATATGGCTGCCCGCACAAAGTTGTCCGAAGTTGGTTCCACTTCTGGTCAGTTATCTGACAATGGATCCATCGTCGGTTCTAGTGTCGTTGGACCGCTCTCTTCTCGCAGAATGGATGATACCATTCCGTTTACGAAGCCTGGCGGTTCTCCGTTCACTATGACTCATATCATCCACGTTCCGGGTGCTATCAACGGAGCTACTATCCTCGATCCTAATAAGATCGCGTATAGCTTCCCTATTGATCGCAACCCTGTGGGCTATATAAGTCACCTTTCTGATGGCAGTCGTCCCTCTAATGCCTACCTCATGACGAAGTTCATGGCTAATACGAACCCTTCGCGTCCCTACGTCGACATTCCTGTCTTCTTAGGGGAGCTCCGGGACATACCTAGCCTTGTCTATTCGTTCGGAAGGAACATGTTAACGGCTATTGCCAATGGCAACATCCGTTATCAGTTTGGCATTAAACCGATGATCAGTGATCTCGTTAAGATGACTCAGTTCACCAAAGAGGCGGACAAGAGATTCCACGAGTTTACTGCTCTCGGTAAAGGAGGGATCAGACGAAAGAGCGTAGTTTGGTCAGGGGCGGTGTCTAGCAAGTCCGACATCTTCTTGATATCTTCGCCCAATTGGGCAAGACTCGGTTGTATGCGGACAATCTTTACATCGCGGCGCGTTTCCGCGTACTGTGTCTGGAAACCAGACACTTTCTTTAGATCCTGGCCAAAAACGAACGACGAACTTCGCAAAAAGGCGATGGACGCCGTTACTGGTGCAACCATCGACATGTCTACTGCATGGGAACTTATGCCATGGAGTTGGCTTGCCGATTGGTTTGGGAATGTAGGTGATATGCTTGCTGCTAACCGCAACATCATACCCGCCTACGTGTCTCATTCGTTTATCATGGAGCACTTGCTTACGCAAGTTAACTACACGATATCGACGCCTTCACCGTGGGCTGGTATACAAGTATCCCAGCTCCCGTCTAGGCTTATTGAGACGAAGTCCCGCCAGCCTCAGTCGGCTGCATATGACGCACGTATGCCGGTTCTAACCGGCAGACAACTGTCTATCCTTGGGTCTCTCGCTGCTCTCAAGGGTGGAGGCATCTCGAACGGCAGGTTTAACCCTGCGTTCCCGAAACTCCCAGTACCTCGTTAGCAGCGCTTACCCTAGGAATCGCAACATGTTCGCTGATACCATCACTATCACCATCAACGCAGTCGCGAAGGTCCTGAATCGGATCAACCAGGATGCTTACGGTTCGGAATATTTCCTCCGTGGCACCCTCGATGAGTTTCGACTCAAGATCCGGCACTCGAACTACACTGACAAGACGCGTGGCAAGGTCATCGACCGCCACAATGTCGAGTTCACGCAGGTCGTGTATCCGGTGCTTCCTTCGACGGTCAGTATTCAGCGCAAGTCTTACACGGTCATTGAAAATGAGCGTGTCGACGGGCTCACTGAACCTCTGAACTTCAACCTGGGCTATACCGGCTTCTTCACGTCGCCGAATATCACCAAGTTGCTGAACTACGAGAGTTGATCCCGTAGTTCTACTGCTTCTTTTGGTCTTGTGACGGTGCCAACTGGATCTCACGGAGCTTTCCTATGATGAAAAGCCAGTGTGAAGTGTTGCGCCGCACCGTCTCGGGCATCATTGCTGATGCCGGAGAGTTGTACGTAGACTGTCCATCTGAGTGTACTAGAGATCTCTCCCGTATACTTAGATGCACTGATACACGTGGTCTAGGGTATTACACCTTAGACCTTCCTTCTGGGGATGAGTTCCTCCTCCATACTTTGGAGAACGGCTCGATCCCAACTTCTGGGCCTGTTACCAGGCGCAGAAGCAAGGAAGACGCTAGACCCAGATTCCTCTGGGTTCTATGGTCCCGTATTATCGGTGTTGATGGTTGTCTAATCGAGCATCCTTGTCCGAAC